AGTACATAATAACGAGGAAGCTCGCATACAAACAGAGTTTTTTAAACTTATTCCTTTATATTTCCCAAACATTCCGGACAGACTTATATTTGCGGTTCCGAACGGTGGTAGCCGTCACATTAGGGAAGCAGCTAACCTTAAACGCCAAGGAGTGAAGCCCGGTGTTTCCGATGTAATCGTACTCATACCGAAAAAGGGGTTTGCTTCTCTCTGTTTAGAGTTCAAGATCAAGACAGGGAAACAGTCAGATCATCAAAAAGAGTTTCAAAAACAAGCAGAGAACTGCCGAAACAAATATGTTATAGTACGAAGTGCGCAACAAGCAATTGAAGAATTAAAGAAATATCTTTTTTAATAGGGATATAGTAGGGGATACTGAATTGCTCTGATATCATACCGAAATTCCTTGCTTAAATAGATATTGTACTGATGAAAGGAGGTAATTGCCTTTTTTATTATCTTTGTTCTAAAATTATCTATATGACATTTGAAGAAGCTATTTCTCTAGTTGAGCGGATAAGAAACCAAGTAGTCGGCGCTCCCGTTAAAGGTCGGTTTATTGAATCATTGTTCATCGGGCCAACCAACTGGGATGAGATGCACGTTTTTATGAATATCTGCTTACAGAAAGGAGAAGATGAAGCTATTAGCGAATTTATCGGGAAAAGCTTCTCTGTATATGGTAAATCTGTTACCTACATTAATCCGGATCTTCCCAAGTGGGATGTAACAGTACTGGATGATTGGGAGAAGACAATATATAATTGAGAGGTAGCTTATTCGGCTACCTCTTTTTCTGTCGGAACTAAAGGGGAACAGTTTTCTCGGTTTACAACTATATCACGCATATTAGGCTTATTATTAAAATTGCGAGATATGTTTTTTATTAAATCAATATAATTATCCGCCCCATCTTCATACTGTCGATAAAAGACTTTAATTGATATGCAATTATCATGTTCAAATAAAGTATTTAATAACGTCCGATCAGAATTTCCACAAGAATGCCCCATTATAAAAACCTGATATGGGCCTAATGAAATAAAATTCAGTAGTTCTCTATAGCTTCTTGTTTTATGATAACTTATTGATTTAATATTCTCTAGAAAATCATTGTTCTGCAATTTTTCTATTTTATTATAATCATCATCTAATTCATCACCATATCCGAATATGATGGGATTATTCTCACTGTTAAGTTCTCCATGAATATTGATGATTTCATCAATATTATGATCATTATATAATTTTTTCGCTATTTGGGTGTAATTGAAATTCAAAAGTAATGTGTATGGCAGAAGATGAAACTTTTTAAAAGCCTCATCTTTGAGTTTTTTTTCAATAAATATTATTCGGGCCTCATTTTCTGTAAGGCAGTACTTATATGTTTTATTATCAACTTTTTTATCATGTTCAAATTCATCAATTGTATTAGCTTGAACCATTTCAGCAAAAATAGAATTTACATATACAGTTTGTTTACAATTAGCAATATCATCAAATTCTACAAAACTTGAAAAAGCGTCTTGTATAGATTGATGTTTTGCAATTTCAGTCTTTTCTATAATTCCTGTTAAATATTTTTCTAGCAATCTTTTTACATCATCAAATTCTTTATTAAGAGTGCGGATACTTTCGTTTTGTTTTTGGGGATTTTCTTCCTGAAGTAACTCTTTCAATACACTATAATATTCATTTTCTATATCTACCCAATTTACAAGAGAACATTGATGAGATATACGCTCAAAAAAATGATTTTTGAACTTTAAATGAACTGTCACATTTGAACCAGGATCATTATTATGCTCATCAATTAGTGTATGCAATTTCCATAAAGGACTATCTTCTTTATAAGAAGAACAAACTTTATTAACTCCGGTTTTATCATATTCTTTTTTAATTTTTATAAACTGATCCTCATAGTCATTAAGAGGGTGTTTACCCCCTCCATATTGTTGGTCTAACAACCGCCAGTATTTATCATAAATCCCTTCTTCAATAGTAGCCCAATAATCATTTATAAAATCTTTATATCCAGTCTTTAAATTGTGAGCTAAGTCAAAACCGTTGCCAATAATTATAATTCTATTCATACTAGAGGTTTATTTAAGCTAATAATAAAATTTATAACTCCTGAACAAAGTCGTGGGCATATTTATTTCTTCTGCCATTATTGTTTTTTTTTTACATATACGAACAATTCCTCATCTATTTTTTTTAATTCATATTGCTCATTCAATTGCTCCAAGGTTTTACTGTCTTCTATAGGATAAAATGTTTCTAGTCTATAAAAATCAACGTTCCCAATTCCACGAATCTGTTTACATCTTTTGTGATTCCACACAGCATATTCCTGGCCTTTATACTGGAAATTAACGTTTTCTATATTCTCATCTTTATATACTCCTGAACATTCTATACGATTAAATATGTCTTTCAACACTTTACTAAAATATTTAGGCATTATATCTTCTTTATGATATGATTTTGTGGAATCCTTTTTAACAAATTCAGAAAAATGCCTATTTATTATATGAATAATGCTATATTCTGTTATTTCGATTTTGCAATCATTCAATATTAATGAAAGATCATCTTTATCAAATAGTTCTAATATCATTAACGCTGTACAATAAATAAACTTGGTATGCAACAATATCTGCCTACATCTCAAATTGTATTCTTCTTTTTCCTTTTGAAACAATAATGGTCTTTTAGGTCTATTTATTCTTTTCAATTCCATACGAGTTTCTTTGGCAATCTGCTTTAAAAGTTCATCTGAATGTTTTTCATTTTGAATAATTATATTCCAATCACGAGCAACTTGAGACAAATATCTCACATCCCTTAACGCTTCTTTGGGAGATGCCCTATAAATCTCCCCCTTTCTGACCTTTTGATAATTGCCATTGCCTGATAAGTCACGAAAATAATTAAGATATAGCTCTTTAAACCTATAATTATCACAACATCTATAATCTTCTAGCCTCCCATCATTTCTTAAAGAATATTTGACTCCTAAGGCAAAAAAATCTTTTTCATGCTCAGAAATTTCGCCACCATTAATAGCTCTCTCCTTTATATCCTCAAAGATACAGCGAGTACGTATTTGTTCTTCTTCTGAGTTGTCTTTCAAATCAAGTTCTTCTATTTCATACATAAATACAAATGAATTTCTGTAATATATTATTTTTTAATCTTTGATTATACAATATACATAAAAGCCCTAGCCGAGTGGTCAGAGCAAATTCCGCCATCGTGTCTTGGAATTAGGGAATTCCATGACAAAAGTACTACTTATTTCTGTACCCATATAACTATTCGTCCTATTATTAATAAAAGAAAAGCAATAACGATCCCGAAAGCCCATCCACCTAGCTCTATTTTCATTTGTTGCCACCGGGTTAACTGCTTCTCGACCGGATAGGGTACATTAATAGAATCGTTTATAAGAATCGTATCGGTACTATTTGTTGTTAGGTAGCGATACAGATACTTATATTTATACTGATAAACCGTATCACCCTTTACGAGCGTATAAATGCTATCTTGTTGATAGATACTATCGATCCGGATGCTATCGCGTGTTTGGTATTCGGTACGTACGGACTCGACCGGAACATACTGAACATTCCGACACGATGTAAACCATATTGCTGACGCCAGTAATATGATGATATAGATTAGTTTTCTCATGGCTGTTTGGCTTTAATCTTATCAATAATAGCTTTTTCACATCAGACTACCTTATTGTCAAACAAGAGAATAAACCACATTTCTCACATTCATCACACGAACTACAATTAGTTATACCAGTATTCATGATACTAGTAGACTTCTCCAATGCGGATAACAATTCGTTAATAGTCTCATTCATAAGCCTAGGTATTTAACTGTCTCATGACCGGATGACTGTATTACGAAGAAAATTAGAAAATTCACTCCTGACATCGAAGCAGGGACAAGCCTTGATATATTCCCTAGATTCTACCTCTCCGCTGCCATCCAGATCCGGCGAAGTATCGCGATGCCCGAGTACTTCAATAATAGGATACTCTTTACAGAGCTTCGCGACCAATTCGCGTAGTGCTGTCCTTTGAGCTGGAGTACGTGTATCAGCAGGCTTTCCAGATGTGTCCAGGCCTCCGATATAACAGATGCCAACACTATGCTTATTATACGAAGACTCTGAAAAGCCCTTAGTATTACAATGTGCTCCGTCAATGCTCAATGGGCGTCCATTCTCTACCATTCCGTCCAGGTCGATAACGAAGTTGTAACCGGTCTGATTGAATCCCCGGGCCCGATGCATCCGATCAATATCTTTGGCTCGTAAATCCTGTCCGGCACGCGTGGCCGAACAATGGATGATAATTGCATCAATTTTCTTCATTTCTTCTCCTCCTTATTCTTTGTTATTGGACCAATCTTTATCAAATTGACACGAAAAATGATAGCTATCAAAATGGCTGTTCCTAACCAATGCCAAGAATCTTGAAAAATAAACTCCAAAACTTCAATCATTTTGCACCTCCTTTTTGTAGATAGTTCGTTAAATAGGGAATGTTTTTTATAAACTCAACGCTCAGCACATAATGCAGGAAAGCTACTACCTTGTAACCATTGCTAGAGTTAGGGAGAATTTCTTTGATATTCCTCAGAATATTTACCCCGTAGAAATAGAAAACGCTATACGTAATAAATGAGACACATTGAAGTGCACCTTCCGGATTTCCTTTGTGTTCACCAATAAAATAGATACAACTAACTAAGGCAAAGAAAATAGTTGCTTCTACGATGCATCTCCAAGCCTTTTTAAAAGAAAAGCTTTCATGATTGATTAGTAGGGCAGTAAGAAGCCCACAAATGAAGTTGAGGGCAAATACAGCAATAAGGCTTTTGATCTCCCCTGAGATAGGATTAAGATAAGCAGCTATACCGGTAATCAATCCAATAAGTAAGTTTTTGAAATAATCCATAATCATTTATCTAAAATATTAATACTTCATTTCAATACCTCGCTACAATCATCAATAGCAGTCTGGAATACCTGTTTCACTTCCTCGGGAGTCAGCCCGTGATCCTCGTGTAGAGAAAAACCAGTCACCCCGTTTTTTGATATATTAAAGAATCCGACAACTGTTTCATCATTAGAAATTTCAGCTGTGACATCTTTTACAGCCTCAGTGCCGCGAGTTGACATCCTGTACTTGATCTTGATATCTGCAGTAACCTTTGATACTGCTGTACTGTTAGTTGCTTTAATATTCATTCTTTACCTCCTTTTTCTATTAAGTCATAAATCTGTCCATAAACGCCAGCGGTGAAAAATTCCGCACAAATCTCCTTTAGGAGAGTAGCATCGTCTGTTTCAATATCAAGCATACCTCGATTGTTGATAATCTGCTGCAGCATTTTATAAGCACGTAATTTTTTAGCCATATCCATACCTAGTTGAGCATTCATGCCGGTAGCATACAAGGCTTCTGAGATCATATCACGAAGAGATTTCTTCCTCTCCTTACCATCGACTAATTCAACTGCTTCTTGACCTTTGTGATCGAGTAAGTTTCGGTTTAAATTTACTTTCATAATTATACTTTCAAAATTAATATTGTGAACATTCTACAATCATTCCTTTTATAATGTGAATCTTCATGTCTTTAGAGGCAATACCTTCTAACTGATTATTTTTAAGTCCATAAAGCCATGCATCCGAAACGACTGAAACTGAATTCCCGCTGTTGTCTTGAGGGAAAAATCCTTTGGCGGAAACGTCGCCTATCACATGTACATTACCATCGAAAAAACCTGCATAAATATAGTTTGATGGATAAGTCGGATTTGTCTTTGATGAACCATATATCGCCGCACTACCACCTGCATTTGCTCCGATTGCTGCTACTCCAAAGCGCCCGTCTGTAGCGGGATTGAAGATCACATTAACAACGCCCTCTTTAGATGTTCCTGATCCTAATTTTAAGCTACGTGATGTCCCACCAAAATAATCGGAACGTGTCCAGATAAGACGTCCTTTTTCAATAGTAAATCCACCAACAAATCCAACCTCAGCATCAATTCGTCGTACTTTAATCAAGTCAGTATTAAGATAACCTCCTATGATAATAGTACTACCGAGCTGCGCAGCTTCAACGGCATCTTTAAAAGCCAATCCGCCTAAACCGTCTCTGTCTACTTTAGAATTAATCACTGTCTGCAGATCACTATGAAGCGCAGTAATAGTAACAGCACCTTCCAAATTGATCTTAGATGAATGGATTGTTGTTGCTCCGCCCGCCTGGTTGATATAAGATATAAGCGTATTACCATTTTCCAGCTCCTTAGAAGCGTATATCTTGTTACCGTCTGCCGTGGTAATCCATCCGGCTGTATCAATACGTTGTGTAATGCTATCTACACGTGTTACTTGTGCGGATATTCTATCGCTCAGTATATCTAATTCTGCCTTGTTATCGTCGGCGAACTGTTTGAGCGCATCCTGTATTGATTGATTAGCTGCTTCGACGGCTGTATTGAAACTGGCTAAAGTTGAGTTAAAGAGAGCGAATTTATCATCAACGTTTTTTTTCTCCGCAATAGTGGTCTGCCCGTCAGCAATAGCAACGTTGATTGCTGCGAGGAGATTGTCGATAGCCCCAAAGAGAGAGATTTTAGCATTGAGTAGGTTAGTCTTAGCAACACCAACCAAGTATGTATTTACATACAGCTTATTATATGTAGCTTCTACAGAGGCTTTCGTGTTCTTGACTGTATTGATATATTTCTCAATAGCTTTAGCTTCTGCTTCTGATATAATACCGTCAGCAAACGCACCGTCGATATAATCATGTAAATCACTAACATCACCGTTTACTTTTTCAGCGGCTTTTGCGGCATCCGCCGCATCCTGTAACGCTTCCAGTGCTTTTTTCATAGCATCATCGGCGAAAGACTTTAACTTGTCCTGTATGGACTTATTAGCTTCTTCGACAGCAGTATTAAAGTCAGCATAAGCACTGTTGAAGCCTGCAAACTCTGTATCAACAGCCTGTTTTTCGTCTGGAGTAGTAAGCTTGTCTGCAATGGCGGTATTGATAGACTTGATAAGGTTCTCAATGCTTCCCATTAACGTAACCTTTGCATTGAGCAACCCGGTTTTGGCCGTTCCTGAGAGATAAGGATTTACATACAGTTTGTTGTATGTAGCTTCTACAGCTGCTTTCGCATTGTTTACTGTGTTGATGTACTTTTCGATAGCACTAGCTTCCGCCTCGGATATTACACCGTCAGCAAATGCGCCATCTACATAATTATTTAGATTGGAAACTGCATTGTTTGCTTCACTGGCACTCTTGGCTGCCGCATTGGCTGCTTCCATAGCAGCAGCGGCCTCTCTTAATGCTTCTTCTGAATAACCTTTCAAGGCATCGTGTATCGCTTTATTGGCTGTTTCTACGGCGGCGGTGAAGTCGGCATACGCAGAATTAAACAAGACATACTTATCATCAACGTCTTTCTTTTCTGCAACAGTTGTCTGTCCATCCGCAATAGCATCATTGATAGACTTGATAAGATTCTCAATGCTTCCCATCAACGTAACTTTAGCATTAAGTAATCCCGATTTGGCCGTTCCTGAGAGATAAGGGTTCACATACAGTTTGTTGTATGTTGCTTCTACAGCTGCTTTCGCATTATTTACTGTGTTGATGTACTTTTCGATAGCCTTAGCTTCTGCCTCAGTAATAATACCGTCAGCAAATGCACCGTCGATATAATCATGCAGACCTCCAACAGCATCGTTTGCATCAGCTGCAGACTTCTGAATAGAATCAATCAGATCACTAACTTCAAGCCATTCCTCCAAATTTTCTAATCCGGAGGATCCTGCCTTAATTTGAATATTTCCACCTATTTCACTTTTAACCAGGTCGAAGTATGTCTTTCCATCCGGAGAGATGATCCGTTCTGTCGTTACGCGGCCCGGCAGAATCTCAGTGAATCCATATAACTCAACGAAGCTGCGCTCACCTTCATACTCACTGTTTAGGATGCCGGTTAGTAGGTGATAATATCCTGCTATCTGTTCCATTTTGATAGCTGTTTCACTAAGAAGGAATGTGCCGGTCTGATTCTCCTTGCTGCATACAGCATACAGATAATATTTCTTCTCTGGGGCAATAAGCGTCGGAGAATTATATTCAGCCATATCCCAAAACTTGTATTCGCTAGCCTTGTGTTCAGACGACACAGCTTTTATCCCTAGCGTCATGTGTTGGATAATGCCGGCAGGCGAATGTAGAACCTTTGTATTGATATTGTAAGTAATGTTATGAGATACTTGTACCGGGACCGCTTTTGATCTGACAAAGCGGAACTGCAAACTTTCATCACCTACAAGTAACTGCATCGTTTGTATCGTGATGGGGTTGATTGATCCGGAGAAGTTCAATAAAGCATCTTCAAGCATAGACATAGTTTCCTTTGCATCACGAAAACGGCGCTTGGTAAATCGCAAAGAATCTTTATACTTGATATCTACGTCAACTTCATTTGTCTCGATTTTATCTAGTTCGCTGGTTACGGACGTACCAACTGGATCATTTGATAATTCTATTTCCGGAGAATAGGGATTGTTCACATAACGCTTGATTCCTATCATACGAATAAGCGAACCTTCCGGATGAAATTGGCTATCGGAGAAGTTTACATAACCGCCTAATACAATTTTACCGCCTATCTTTAGCCAGCGTTTCTTTGCCCAGATACCGTCCAAGGTCCCGGTAAAAGTGAATTGCTTATCTTCATGCTCAAAGAGATATTTAGCAGCTTCCTTGAATACTTCCCAGCTCGCACCTGTCTGCTCTTCATCATTACAGATATATGAGTTCGGTAACTGAATGCCAAATACTGCGTAAGTATCGCCTGTCTTAGGATGCCAAACATCATATTCCGGCATAGTGATACCGTCGATCTCCTGTGGAACTATTTCAAAACGTCTACCTGCTTTCTCTATTTCTCCATCCTCTTTAAGAATGGGCTCATGGATATACTTGACTTCAAACTCTTTGCCTGTCAGTATACCTGTTTGGAAGATGACGGTCATGGTCTCTCCGGCTATCAGACATTTCTTAAAATCAAGATCGTTAGGTATATCGCTATCTACAAAATCATAGAAGTTAGTCTCCTTATTAACCTCGATAACAGAACTAACAGTACCAATACGAGAAGGATAGATTGCAGTGCAGTCTAGACTATCCTCTTTACCTGTAACTAAGGTCTTGTCAGCACGCATGACACTGGTTCCGTCTGCATCAGTTATATACGTTCTACCTTCATAATGAAGGGTCTTAGATTTGGGTAGTAACAGATATTTAGCTCCGTATGTCGAGTAGTTGATATTTCGATCAGAAGTTTCTACTAGGACAATTTCGGGCGGTATATCTCCGGATTCCCGACCAACACCAACCTTGAAACCATGGCCTTTACCATAAGACAGCTTCAAAGGATTATTCTTGTTATATTCAACTTTACGAAGATGAACCGTCTTTCCAGTAATCTGCCATTCCGTTTCATACGTATCTGCAAGTTGATTAAGGGCAGCAAGAATATATGTGTGATTATAGTTGATAACTTTATCTGTTCCTTCGATGCAATCACCGACTTTCCAGCCCATATCACGACGATTTAGGTTCTCGACGAGTAATCGTAGGTGTTCATGTGCTTTAGCTGTATATGCGAATTTGATGCTGTTATCTGCAATATGACGAACTTTCCACATCATAGCATCCGCTTTAGCTGTTTCAAGGATAAGCGTATATTCAAAGTTGCGCTCACCTTTCTTCTTGAAATTACTATCTTTTTTGAGAGAATAACGCTTTCCGTAAAAGTCGCACCAAGTTCCGACCGGTATTTCTAAGTATCCCGGATAGGAAAAATACAAATTAAGTGTATCCTCTGCCATAATCGCCTCGTAAGAGTAACTTTCGTCCTTTACATCGAGTTTTATTTCCTTGCTACCATTATATAGAATTATCATATTGTCTGATTAGAATTATAATCTAAAATATAATCAGGTATGTGTTTTTAATGCTATTCAAATAATAGTTTTTCCGGATAACCTACTGTGTAATCATACTCTTCAATCTGCGACACGATATACATCTTTTTTATAGCTGCAAGATGCAGCTGTGTCACATTATAGCAGTCGAGGGCATATAATTCTAGAGAATTTAACATTGCTAATGCGTTAAGAATAGGAATAGTATACTTCACACCATCGAACCACAACACTGTTTCGGTCCTTCCCATGTCTTGTTCTATTGAAATGGAGTTCTTCAAACCAACTCGAGTATCCTTATCAAGCCACATTTCTTTCCCACTCAAAGTAAACGAATTAACCGCCTTTGACTTGTCATACAGCAAGATACGATTTACCTTCATTTCTTTTATTTCATCAATAGAATACTCATGCTCTACCAAAATGGGAACACCATTATCACCTTCGTAAATTTCTTTTCCTTCAGACTGACCTTCTAACAAATCATTGTAATAGTCGTCCTCAATTTCTACCGAACCCTCAATTGGTTCATCGTAAAATCCTTGTTTCCAGTATTTCATAATACATTCATTTAGTTATTTGTTTATATAAAATTAGTTCTCTTGGAACTACGTACGCTAAATCCGACTTTTCAAATGTAATCACAAAGAATCTTGGTCAAAATGGATATTATAAGTTTCCGGACGGCCTTATGATTCAATGGGGATATTCTAATTATGCAGGTGCAGGCAGGTACATATATTTTCCTATATCATTCTATAACGCTAATTATAGTTTAACATTTGGTATTAGTGGTGGGCCAGCTACTATAACTTCGTTGTCCATAATAATAACAGATTACGTTACTACATATTTTAAGGCAAGAGGAACAATGGGAGACTCTACATCAACTCATAATAATCCTTTCTATTGGTTTGCCATAGGTCGTTGGAAGTAATCTTATTTCCAACGACCTATAGCGAACCAATAAAAAGCTATACTAAACCCTCCAGCATCGGAATCAACATTTTGATAAACGGAATCCATTACAAAATAAGATGCATATTTATTAAAGACATCAAAAGAATATATGTAATTACTATGTACTTTCCTGGTTCCAGTTAATAGAATAGTGTAATTACTATCATAAAAGGTCGTATTAAGATACACGGTTTTACCTATCCCGGAAGTACTTGAGTGCCCCCATTGAATAAGCAGACCATCATCATATTTACGATAACCGTTTTGTCCAAGTGATTTAACTCCAATATTAGAGAAATCTTTCAAAGCGTACGTAGTTCCAAGAGAACTTAGTACACTCTTTTCTGCATCTGTCATAAACTTCTTATTTGTTACTTCTGTTATGTCTGAAGCAGAATGTGAATGTGACTCAGCAGCATAATTTCCCTTAGGCTGATAAGTTGAGTCATGATTATGATTCCCTTCAGCTTTACCATTCCATGTACTTTTTTCCGTATCAGTAACAAAGCGGTGAGTAGCATCCGGAGTCACTTCAGTGGCAACATGGCTATGTGATGAAGGAGCATAACTGCCTTTAGGCTGATAAGCAGAGTCATGATTGTGGTTACCGGCTGCTTTACTATTCCAAGTAGATTTTTCCGAATCTGTCACAAACCGATGTGTTGAATCAGGAGTTATATCACTGGCTGTATGGCTATGTGATGAAGGAGCATAGCTACCAACAGGTTGATATACTCCGGAATGATTGTGAGTCCCTGCAGCCTTGCTATTCCATGTGCTTTTTTCAGAGTCAGATACGAATCTATGCGTTGAATCAGGCGTAATATCAGCTGCTGCATGAGTATGTGATGCGTCAGCATAATTACCGAGTGGCTGATAATCTGCATCGTGGTTATGATTAGAAGGAGAGGCTCCGACTTCGCTTGCCGTATAAGTAGGTTTCTTCGTGGCTTTCGCCCAAGCGGGCACGTCGCTTGCCGGCATTGAAGTTGGGAAATCGCTAATATCCGCTTTCTTATGTGAGTGAGCTAATGGAGTTCTTGCATTGCTTAAGCGGGCATCGTTACCTTCGCACACGGTTCCGGCAGCCGTACCGAAATTTTTATTGAAGGCAGTTAGTTTAGTAATAATCTTCTCATATACTACATCGTGATTATGTGCATCCAGAGCAGCTTTCAAAGCCTTCCCTTGTTCGGCAGAAAGAACCTTTCCAGTTCCACCACTTGTCAGGTTATTGACAATATCGGAAACGTTGAGCTTCTTCCCTAACTCTGTTGCCATGGTAGCAGCAAAATTCGGATCATTATTAAGTGCTTTCGCTAACTCAGTCAATGTATCAAGAGCGTCCGGAGCTCCAGCGACTAACTTATCAATCGCTGCCTGCACTTTAGCGTCAACACCGGATACTGCATTGTTAGCGGCCAATGCTGCTGCATTGGCATCATCCGTTGCTTTTTTCGCTAAACCTGTCTGTGTTACAGATGCATTTTTAGCTGCATTTACATCGTCAGTGGCCTTCTTAGCAAGAGCAGTTTGTGCCTCTGATGCTGTTTTGGCAGCATTGGCACCTGCCGCTGCAGTAGTAGCAGCTTCTTTTGCAGCATTGACACTACCAGCAGCAGTATTAGCCGCATCCGTAGCTTTTTTAGCAAGAGCTGTCTGCTCAACAGACGCATTTTTAGCTGCATTTGCATCATCTGTTAATTGCTTGACAATAGCAATCTGTCCGGTGGCTTCATTTGTTGCTTGTGTCATTTCCTGCACAATACCGGCATACTCTGACTTACGTTTAGATTCCGCCTCTACACGTCCTGTTTCAGCATTTACGCGTTTTGTCTCATTTGATCCGCGAGTGCCTTCCGCTGTTTTACGGGCATCTTCATTCTGCGTTCTTTTGTCTTCTTCGGATGCCCGGGAAGTTTCAGCCGTGACACGGGAAGTTTCAGCAGCCTTTCTTTTGTTTTCCTCCGACACCCGGCCTGTTTCCGCAGACTTACGAGATGTTTCGGCAGATACGCGTTCGGATTCAACGGTGACTCTAGCGGTCTCGGCTGCCACACGAGAAGTTTCATTCGTTCCCCTTGTGACTTCGGCTTCCTTCCGCTTATCTTCTGCTGTAACACGACCTGATTCGGCAGTAGAACGAGTCGTTTCAGCTGTTTTGCGCTTATCTTCTTCCTTCACACGTTCCGATTCAGCAGAAGAACGTCCGCTTTCGGCTGTTTTACGAGCTTCTTCATTGCTTTTGCGTGTTTGTTCGTCAGAGACACGTTTATTTTCTGTGTCCACACGACTGGTTTCAGCCGTAACACGCTTTCCTTCTGCGGTTGCGCGAGCAGTTTCAGCCGTTTTACGGGCATCCTCATTCTGTATTCTTGTATTCTCAGCAGTAGAACGTCCAGATTCAGCCGTTTTACGAGCATCCTCATTTGTTTTGCGTGTTTGTTCTTCGGATGCCCGGGTAGTTTCAGCCGTTTTACGTGCATTCTCAGCCGTAACACGATCGGATTCAACTTTCACCCTAGCGGCTTCGGCGATCTTGCGTGCATCTTCATCGGATACCCTAGTTTCTTCTGCAGATGATCGTGCTACTTCTGCATTATTACGTCCTGTTTCAGCATTCACACGTTTTGTCTCGTTTGATCCGCGAGTGCCTTCCGCAGTTTTTCGTGTCTCTTCATTCTGCTTTCTTATATTTTCAGCAGAGGAACGAGCTGTTTCAGCTGAGACGCGTGCTTCTTCGACTGTTACCCGTTTTCCTTCCGCGGTAACTCTAGCAGACTCCGCAGACTTGCGAGCAGTTTCAGAGGATAGGCGTTCGGCTTCTGCCGTGCCCCTTGCAGTCTCAGCATTCTTTCTCGTTTGCTCATTAGATTCGCGTGTGCCTTCGGCTGTTACTCGCTTACCTTCTGCGGTTACACGATTACTTTCAGCAGAGGAACGTCCAGTTTCGGCGCTCTTACGTGCATTCTCATTAGTGATGCGCACTGATTCAGCAGCTTCACGGGCTTGTTCTTCTCTTGAACGTCCCGTTTCAGCTGTCTGCCTTGATTGCTCGGAAGCGTTACGACGAGACTCAGCAGTTTCACGAGTTGATTCATTCCCTTCAACGGTAGCCTCTAATTGCCGCATATCGGTAGTAGCGGTTTTGGCATCGCTCGTAGCTTTGAGCATATTATCTAAGGCTGTCTGAATCTTCTCTAGCCCGAATTTAAGGCTGGTCTTAACACCGCTAACAATTCGGTAACCGATGGTGTAGAAGCCTTTCATGTCGCTGGCTTCGTTCAACTCTGATATTCTTTTCTTTTTTAATGGCATGGCTTCTATACTTTTTCTATTTTCACTTTTCCGCGATTGACAAACACAGACAATTTATTATCAGTAATATGTTCACAAAGAGACATATCTGATAATGTACAAGTTGCTATACAATCACAAACTTCATAAAGGGAACATTCGTGACATTTGAATCCTTCTAGGTCCCATTGTACCGCCTCATGATATTCTCCTTTAATTACGATTCCATTCATTTCTTTTTCATCCATGGTCTCTTCAATTTAAGTCAATATAAAACTCTCCGTCCTCTGTTATAATAAACTCACCCGCTTCGGATGCAAGCAGGAAGTCTGTTTCTCCAATCCGGAAGCTAGTAAATACGAGCTTCAAGGTAAATTCCCACCATACACCGTTATTCAGAGTAAAACTGTTTGTCTGACAGCTCTTATAATAGCAGGGATAGCTTTCACTCCACTCATCACAATAAAATATACGTTCCGCATCGGAATACTCATATCCTTCATCATCTGTCTTTAAATATAGCTTTGTCAAGTCATGAAGTAGAGCATCACGATTGCGCCAGAATGTTTCGATTGTCTTAGCTCGCATTGCGCATTTTATAGCTACATCTTTAGTTTGAAACTTTACGGCATTCCCGTCGTAGATGGCTCCGTCCTGGTACTTGAAATTTTGCAGCAGATTCTTCTTTACCGCAGGAGTTTTCAGTATCTCTGCTGTACTGCCTTTCAATACTACTACACCATAGTCGGTTAGATCTTTACCGTCAAGCTCATAGCCCTTTGGAAATGGGAGGTCACTATCGTTAATAGGTTCTTGATACTCATCGTTGGCTTCACGGGGAAAGTCATTTGTAAGAGTGAACTTAGAAATTTCAAGACCCGCATTGATAACATAACTGTTTTGAGAAGACAAACGTAGAGTATATGTTCTGTCAATAAATGGAAAACGAAATTCATGATAACTCAGGTCCGAGAGCTTATCAATTAGTCCGCCAATACCCATACTGCCCATATAAGCAAATTCAATGCTTATATCACTTGTATTTAGGGTAATATTAGAAAGGTCAAATTCTTGTCCATCCTCTTCCGGCCAGTCGTTTTTTTCCGGTTCTTTGATAGCAGGGAAGGCTACAAGATTATTGTAGCTTCCCTTTGTAACGCATATCCCTAAACTGGTATATGCATCTATTCCGTCTAAGTAAAATTGTCCTATCATCGCTTCAATGTTATGCCTTTAGTGTTCAATGTGTCAATCCCCATTCTGATAGATTCTATAGCCTTTTCAATAGCTTCAAGGCGTGCCGTATGACTACTTATGTCTGACAGGTAAGTAATGACAAGATCGCTATGTTTCATCATTTCACCTATATTCTTGTCCATGCTGGATAGGTATACAAGCTTCTCAATGATCTTATCTGTACTCAATTGTATTTGCTTGACTCCTTCGTTTATTGAATATGTATGAGAAGTCATAACAGCAAATGCACCATCCAGTTTATCTGCAGAGTCCTGCGACATGGAGGCAAAACCTTTCTTTGATGCTTCACGCTCATCGTCATCTTTGTTCCAGCCATACATTTCAGCCAACGCATCTCGTTTGGCTTTCATGTCATCAGAAATCTGCTGACCTTCCGCTTTTAAAGCATTATATTCTTCTTCGGTTACTCCATCATCCATGGCGTCATAAAACTTCTTCCTCCAAGCTGTTAATCGGTCCATATAGTCTTCTTTGAGCATGGAATTAAGAATAGCATTTCTCATGTATTCCTCGAAGTTATCTGCGAAATCAGCACTATCGGCATCCATATCTGTAAGCAGATCCTGAAAGTCTGAACGAAGTCCGTCTATATCAATGAGAGTAGTATCGGTGATCTTCTGCTCGACAACCTCTGCAACCTGGGTAACACCATCCACTATCTGATCCGCGAATTTTTGAGTGTCAGAGTCAAGTTGTGACCAGAAGATTCCAGCATTTTCTTGAAGTTTTGCAAGTTGTTCATCTGTCAAATCAAACAGACCGGCCATGCGTCCGCCCATTTTGTCTTTAAATTCATCGACGCTCATACCTAGCGTATCTGCCGCTTGCTTCCACCCCTCCATGGACATATCTTCCACTTCAGTATATCCCTTTGAATGTGACTTGCCGGATGCACCAGAGTTCAAGTATTGTTTACCTAAAACACGTGCATTCTCATTCTGTAGCCTTATCAGTTCAATAGCTTTATTATAAGCAGCATTCGCATTGTCTCCGGTAAGAGTTTCAGCTAATTTCAGTTGTTTCTCTATCACTCTATCAAGAATGTTGATATAGGATTCATAAGCTTCTTTAGCTTTCTCATACTTCTCTGTTGTATCGTCTTTGCCGAATAGGTCGAAGATCTTCATTGCTATCTGCATAGCTGCACCAATGATAGCGAGAATGACAGATGCTTTTTCAACCGCTTTGATTGCAGTTGATGCTGTTGTGGATGCCGTTTCTACGCCATTCATCGCCGTCATGGCGAAGGTGCCGATATTGCCAATGATACTTATAATTTCACCGGCTTGTCCGCCGATAGCTGAACCTAGATCTTTTAAAGCGTCACCGAGTTCTCCGATAACGCTTGCCACTTTCCTTTCAGCAGCTTGTACTTTTGCGCTGGCTTTCGTCGTTTTGTCTTTTGCCTCATTGTAGTTATCCGTTTTCTCCTTTACCTTATCCAACGCCTGCGCCTCGGTTAGATATGCTTTAGTTGAATCGATCTTTCCGGTCTTGGGATTATACTTAGAAGACTTGACGCCGTTCTCAATCATAGCACCGCCTTTCACTGCTTCCGCCTGGGTCCGGGCATTCTCTAACTCAATTTGCGCTTTAGCTAGTTCTTCCTCCGCTTCTGCCAGTTCCTTCTTCTTGTCAGATAATGATTGAAACGGATTACGTGAATCCAGTTCATCCATGATTGATTGAATAGTGCTGGTATATTCACGAAGTTGGTCCGGAGATAATACCTTAGCTGCTGTCCCTTTTGCATTCTCTAGTTGAGAAAGAAGAGAATTAAGAGTTTCAGAAGATGTTTCTTTCAAATTCTCAAAGGCACGAACGTATTCCGGAGATTCTTTCAGCTTATTATAGTCCATATTCATAAGTTCCATACCCTTATCTTTCGTAGCTTGGGTAATGGAACGATCAATCTGCTCTACCTGTTCTGTATCTCCATTCTTTTCTGCCTGTTTGCGCTGTTCTTGAAGAGTAGCAATATCTTCGTTGAACTTTCGTTCAATCGCAAGACGTTGGTCTGTATAGTCCTGATACTGATTCAACAAATCAGATAAATCATCACCACGATTGTACTTTGTATCAGCAGTCACAGCGGCTTCCTTTGCAACGTTGTCGAACATGGCAAACAGTTTCTTCGTTGACTCAGAATTGATGAAAGCACTTGTATTAAAAGTCTTCTTCTTGTTTTCCGGATTAGCTTCAAAAGCAGTACGAGTATCTTCAATCACTTTTAGTTTCTTGTCTTCTGCTTCACGCTCGATAGCCTGCAATTCTAGTTTGTGATTAAGCTCCCTTTGTCTGAGGACTTTTTCACTACTCTCTTTGAGTTTGTTTATTTCAAGTTGTTCGAGTTCGTTTGCTGAATCGATCTTGATTCGTTCCTGTTCGCGTGTTTGCTTATCGAGCAGGAGCTTGTATTTTTCCTGCTCCTCACGTAACTTTTGCGCTTTATCGTCCTGTTGGGAAGATGAGTCATAGACTTTTAATTCTTTCTCAGCTTCTTTCAATTTCTTGGCATTTTCTTTATAGGACTTTACCACAGCGGAGTCTATACCCTTGAAATTTCCGGCATCCATCAATTTCTTTTGTGCCGAAGCGATTGAATCTAGTGCTTTTGTAGCATCGTCTTTCTGTTTCGTCCAAAAAGCCTTATTTTGCGTAGTAGCTTTTTCATGAGCTTCTTTTTGAGTTTGCACTAGCGCTTTATTGGATTTTGAATGAATATCAACAGCTTTGTTAACTTCATCCTGCCACATTTTTACTTCATTTTTGGCCGTATCCATATCCTTTTTTGAGTCGTTCAGTGAGCTTAAGGACACTCCGGGGGTATCTTTCAAGTTATCATACGTTTTTTCTGATTGTGACAACGCCTTTTGTTTTAGAACAAGTTGTGTTTTAGCTATAATAACATTTCTTCTTGCTTCTGCTTCTGCTATTTTGTTAGTTAGTTCCAAATCATCCATATCTTTCAGCTTCTTCAAATCCATATCCTTAAAAACGGATTTCATTAAGCGCTGTAATTGAAGCAAGGCTTTATGCCTTTCAAAAGTGGCAGCTGCATCGTTTTTGGCAACGGACACAAGATCTTGAATTTGATTCCTATAATCTTCTGCCCTCTGTTTACTTTCCTTTATGGTAGCATTGAATCGCTTTTGAGCTTTTTCGGCAGCGGTCGTAGCCGTGGCACACTTGTAAACAGCATATCCAAGCCCTGCGAATGCTACCGCAACTGCAATATATGGATTAGTCAACATTGTAGCAACATTATTCAGTTGAGCGATTGTTTGAGCCTTTAAAGCTTTGGTTAAAAGAATACGGGCAGATGTGTTCTTGGCAATCATGGTAGCTTCAATGGCATACATACCTTTGGTTAATACAAGGTTGGCCGCTTCAATAGCACGCTGTTTATTAACAATAGCCGTAACCGTTGCATATACTTGCTTAGCAGTACTTACAGCAATAATACTACCTTTGTATCCCGCAAGGGCAGTCGTAACAACGACTATTAAGGCACCTATATCTTTCAATGCCTCTTGAACACTGCCATCTTTAAAGGCTTCGTTCATAGATTGTGCTGCGGCAGATATTTCTTTTAAGATTTCCTGTCCTAACGGGCGAAGGGCGGCCGTTATGTTATTCCCCAGTAGCTTCATTTGATTCTCAGCAGAAGAAGTCATTTCTTTAAAAGCTGCTTCTGCTGCGCCTGTGGCATTTTGCATTTCTTCCAAATGTCCGGCAGCCTCTTTGACATTTATACCGGTTAACCCGAGAACTGCATTAACAGCTTCAACTTCCGGCACTAGTTCACGCAATTTAGATTCTGAACCACCGGCCTGCCTGGCAACCTCTGCCAAAGCTTTTTGATAGGTTCTGTTATCAAATGCACCATCACCAAGTACCTTAGAAACTGCAATAATGGAAGCACGTATCTGTGTCATTGCTTGCGCTGTAGGCGTACCCTGTTTGGTAAGGGTAGCAACAGCGGCTAAGACTTGGTCTACTTCCACGCCATAGGCGGCAGCAACAGGTGCAACTTGCGCAATACTCTTGCCTAACTCTCCAAATGAAGTCTTACCCAGTCGGACGGTAGTAAATAGTTGATCTGATATTTTTTCTGCTTCTGAAACATCAAGCTTATAGGCATTCAATAGGGTAGTGATACCGTCTGCTGCCGTAGCCGTATCGGTAACTCCACCGATAGCAGCTTTAGCGGATACTTCTAAAATTTTCATACCATCTGCGCCGTCATGACCGGCAGATACAATTTGATACAATGCTTTAGCCGCATCATTCGCAAGTACCGGCACCTCTCGGGTCAGTTCTACGACTTGATTCATATAATCGGTTAGACTGCCCTTTATTCCGCTTGAAAGGGTAGCAACTTCTTTCATACTTTGCTGGAACTGCTTTTCAAAGTCGTATGCGTCCTTGGCTGCTTTTGCGAATGCAATACCTGCACTGATGCCAAGTCCACCGAAAACATCAAAAGAAGTGATCTCACCGGCCATCGCCTTGATGATCCCCATTGCCTCCTGACGTCCTGAATATAACCCCGAGTTATCTATTCCTGTAGCGAAATACAACGCTCCGTCTTTATTTTGAATACCCATAGCATTTATTCTTAAAATATAAAGAGAAGCTAAAATTTGGCTATTTCGAGAAGAATAAGCATCTTTGCAATGTTCTTCGACCAAGGAACAATTTTTATATTAACATGTTGGGGAGTTGATAAGCCTGCAAATCAAAAGATAGGCTATCAATTCCCTTTGCTACATAGTCCCAACATGTTGTGTAAAGATTATGTTCCTTGGTCGGAATAAAAGGGGAAAGATAGCCTTTTCTTATAATATATAAACCAAACATTCATTAGCACCATGACCAAGGAAAATGAACGAAAAAACGGAGTGAATAGCGTTCTCCGGAAGAAAGAACTACAGGAAGCTTTTCAAAGAGGCCTAAGCCTCGGACTCAAAAAAGGAAGAATTGAAGGGATGATCACTTACCAATCCCGTATTATCCAAAATTTGGAAAGGGATAATGTCGAAATAACAAAGATGATGGATAGCGTAGATGCTGAGATAAAAAGGGGATATTAAAAAATCCCCTATATCTTCACAGATACAAGGGACCACAATACTCTAAACCAATTTAATAAAAAAAACAGTTAACCTAATATATAAACACAACAGCAAATTACCTTAACCCTTGACCTTACCGGCTATGTCGTTATACTTCTTTATCCTGATCGTCTTACTAGGATCATCAAAAGAGGGTAGTTCTACCCATTCATAATCTCTACCTTCAACTTTACCGTCTTCATCAGTAATCTTATTACGCTCTCTCATTACAAATGAGTACTCCTGCAGTAATGTCTCTATCAATCCATAGCTACTATCCAACGTCTGGTTAAACGTTAATCCTAGAGCTTCTTTTACAATCACTAGGAATCTGCTTTGGTTGCATCCTTCCAACTTTGCAAATTCTTCTGAGCGGCTATTATCTCCGTCTCTCGTAGCGGGCTCACGTTCCGAAGCATCGTGATAGAGGTGCAAAAAGGGTGATACCCTATGCGATATATAATTGCATTAAACAGGATCCGTATATCCTCCCATGTCGTATTGTCTGCGAGAGCGTTCTTGAACCATTCCGGAGGATCACTAGGCTTATTGTGAATCCCGAGGCAGACGATGTCAAAAAGCAATCCTCCGTATTTATTCATCAGTTCCGGAAAGTCTGCATTGAGTTCTCCGTCCTTCACAATCATCTTATCAAGATCTTCTTTCTCGACTTCAAGAAGGAAAGGGCGTATCCGAAACCATGTCCGAACGGTGACAGGCTTTATAACTATGCAATTGCCGGGGTCCTTTCCTTTAGGAATAGAATCCCGGTTAGTAAATTCGAATGGAATTTTGACAGCCTGATCCGTAACGGATTCAGACTCTTGCTGAAATAAATTCTTTATACTCATAATTTCATCAAGGAGCCTAGCCCGTTGTACTTCCGGGCAATACTTCCGGTTATTTGCAACTAACCTTCAATACTTTCAGCTCCATCCTTCAATAGTTTGTTCCTGTAGGCGGAATCGAACCGCCGGTCTCTACATAATCAATGTAGCGCTCTAACCAACTGAGCTATACAGAACCGTTATTTATTTTTTCGCACCATTTGGAGCAGCTTCTCCGCCTTCGACATTCGCAGCATTCGCTGGGGCTTCTCCGCCTCCGGCAATAGTAACTACTTCGCGCATGAAAGCAGTCTGTCTCTTACCGTCTGCAGTAACAGCAGCTTGCATATATACACGAACAAGCAACAACTCTGCTTGCTCTGATCCGGGAGCCTGTGAAATCTTTGAGGCGATCTTGCCATTTACGATGGTATAAACGACCTTCTTACCGTCTTTAGGTAATGTTTCACACTGGAACGTTTTAGAGATAGAAGGAGTACTAAGAGGCTTTTTCCAGATATTTTTTCCTCCTGTTGTATCCACTTCACCGCCTGCTAGTTCTTTAAGAACCTCATTTGATGGAGTAGGGATGGAGAACTCGACATAATCTGTCGTATCTTTCACCAGTTCAACATAAAAAGGTTCTTCACTACCTTCTACTTCAATCTTCACTTCCTTTGGATCTGCAAAGTTAAATGCAACACTTCCTTTGGTCGGAAGGGGATAATCTTTGAGATCTGCACCGGGAACGCCGTCACCGACTGTTCCAAATTTAATTCCACCTACGCCCATAGCGATAGGTCTAACTTCTCCTGACATAATTATTGATCTATTAAAATTTCTAATCTGATATTTGTACAAGCAAAGCCTTCTTTCAGGTCCGGCATTGGAACGTTCCAGAGGACTGTTACTTCTTTACATGTACCGTCATTGCTATTGATTGAATCAAGCGATTTCCTAACCTTACGCTTTAATTCTTTCATTCGTTGACGTTTTAACATACCATTTTCATCACTCCAAGGAACAAAGATGTTGATATTAACAGGCACTTTATTGATGAAGTCGAGCTCATTCAATTGCAGATGATTGATAACGATGTGTTCATTAGTAAAGCCGGCTTCCGACTTATCCTTGTAAATCATAACATCGGTGCCCGCAGCGGCCACAGCATCATAAACTATATCTACAGCGTCGAATTCATCCATAATCAAATCTTGCTAAAAATTGACTTCAATGTATCTCTTAGATACTTCTCACATTGTGTATTAGCTCCTGAAACAACCTCATACCCTTTAGCTTCCACGGCTGCCGCATACTCCATTCCTGCAACACCAACCAACACATAACCGCCAGTATATGATAGTGAGACTTCTTCTGCAAGCCTGCGACCTTTGTACTTACCGGTTGTCTTATCAGTCCCTTTGTCACCTTCCTTAAAGTTTTCTGTAACCACTTCTCCGTCTTTGGCTATTATATATCCAATAGAGCTTCGAAGATTGCCCGTTTGGTCTTTATATGAACCACTCCGGCGGGCTACTTCGATAAACTTTTCACCTCCTGCCTGCAGGAATACAAGCATCTTATCTTCTGCTTTACTTTGAAAGCGATCAAACCATTTTTCCAATTCATCATAAGTGAATAGGGGAGTCATACCGTTTCTCATACGTTGATAATTGAATGTGATTGATAAAGTTCCCAACAGATAACAGGTACATCAATACCCTTTGATTCGACTTTCAAACGCAAAAACTTACTACCGGCCGGTGGCTGCATTTTGGTATAGAAATAGCCATGTACTTGCGCTTCATCACCAGCCGAATTACGTTTGAGAACGATTCTTCCATCGCTTACTGGGTCATAACGTCCGGAGACAGATATTTCAACTGGTATTCCCGGAACCAATTCACCGTCAACAACCTGCCCTTTAGCAGACATAGTGACTATCGCTGTATGTGGGTATCGTTTTACCATCTGCTACCTGCCCTTCCTTTGATAATGATTCGCTTGCCAAGTTTAGCCGCCTTCTCCGGCTCCCCGTTTTCTATATACAGCTGCTTTGCAGTCTGAATATAGAAAGAACGGGGATGAGTGATAGAAAGCTTGTTTTCACTGAAATCCGGTGAGTTTACCATCATGGCATACATATCAGCGACACAAAGACCGACCAGCTTCATGCTTTCAGTAGTACATTCTGCTTCGGGGGTGATACCCCGCTTAATGAAGACTACCTTATCCAAGAAGCCTTCCATATCCTCAATAGATGGATATTCTAGTATTGTTTCTCTGATTGTTGCCATAACTGTTTACTCTTCGTCTTCTGCTTCTAAGTTTTCTTTCTCAACTTCCTGACCCAAGAATTTAGCGGGGATATTGTCTGTTCCTTCTGTAGCTTCATCGGCTGCCCATGCTTTACCGTCAGCTTTCAGAATGTACATCGCTTCCGGATCATTAACTACCGGCCATGCGTTTGCTTCTCCTTTGGTCCATTCTTTAAATGGTTCTTCGGTTGACCATTTGGTAATCAGAACAAAATCTTTCTTTACCATCAATGCTTTCTTTCTCAGACTCTCAGAATCTTCTGCTGCAATTGGTCCGTGTTGGATATCACCTACACGCAAATCCTCTAAGAAACAAATACGTTTGCGAACCCACGGACAGATAGTAGTACGTTTGTGGTTCTTATCTTCGATACGGAGCGCCGGATTGATTGTGATAATCTGACATGGGTTTTCTTGTTCTGCAAGATATTCATTAATCACTTTTTTTGTGATAACGACCTTGGACGTTTGATTGATCCAGCCTTTAATCTTATCAATAGTTGCTTTCTGCTTTTTCAGCAAAGAGAACTCAGTAGTAAGCATAATAATATAGCGAAGAGACACACCTTCCTTGGCTGCATCGGCCAGTACATTTTCAATATCTTGAAGACCATCAGCAGTAGAAGCGGTAGCCCAATCTACGGAGGATACTTTTTTGTTGGCAGCAGGCATACCCACGCCGACAAATTCCGTAGTTACGATGCCGTTGTTATTAGAGGATGTCAAGTTGGTTCCGCCACGTGACATGTATTGCATACTAGCCCATTCCATACGTCCACGGACACCATTATGCACAAAATCGGTATCTTTGAAACCAAGATTTAATAGTTCCAATTGATCAGAATCGCCCTGGGCATCGCGTTGTAACTGCTTGTATTCTTGATATTCACTTTCAGTCATCGAGCGCTTAATAGCGGTCTTAGGAATATCACCAGACATTTTGCCGATCACTTCACGCGTTTTCTCCGGTGCAGATGCATCGAAAGAAATAACGTCAGCAATAACCGGAGCGCCTTTTTCACCAACCAATGTTTCCCACTTCAATGAAGTAACTCTCTTCACACCAAAGAAATTCGGGTAATACATCGGCTTCACATGACGGGAGTTGAGACGTGCCGCCATGTTTTTCTTGTTAATTTGCTTGATTAAGCTTCTTTCCATAATGATTTATGAATTAATAGATTATACAAAACGAATGAGAGGCATAAGCTTCTTCAAATCAGCATCAAGAGGGAATGGCATATTTCGTTCCTCAATAGTACCTCTTACCATCAATCCGCAAGATTGATTAGCAACAGTCAGATCAACTTTAGCCATCGTAATCACCACCTCGGATGTTTCTACTGTAGCCTCGGCAGAACCTGCATCAGCTTTTGATTTTACAGCGACCAATACCATATCTTTGGCCATCGCACCAATGGCAGCCGCCAGCGTAATAGAGTCATAAGCAGCATTACTCTTGTCGATAGTGGTAATTTTATCGGATGCTCCATCAAATTTTCCACCGACAGTCACGAAATCACCAATTGCAAACAGATGATTTTTAGCTACCTTGATGATTTTTCCTGCTGTTTCTACAGCCTCCAGCACTTTTGCTGTCTTGATGATATGCCAACCACCGTTTTCATCGCGTCCTGCGATGCAGTAAGGTGGCAACTCATCTAATGGCTGTCCGTCAAACAGGGCCTTTCTCAAATCAGCACGGGCAATAGTGCCACCGCCGACAACATCCTCCAACATCTTAATGATGGCGGGATGGTACTGAAATTCTTTTTCTTTTTTTAAATACATGATACAATAAAATTTAGTTATTACTCAATACCAAGACTAGCGACACCACTGGATTCACCAGCTCCTTCTTCTTTATTCATGATATCCAGCCACTCTTTTTCACTACGGTCTTTTACCTGTGATTGTGGGGTGTAGTTACCATTTTCGATTTCATCTGTCACAGCGGACTGGCGAATTTCAGCATACTCTTCTGCCAATTCCTTAATCTGATCTTCGACAGATATTTCAGAATTTACGTCGATACGCTTGAACCACTTTTCTGGTAATTTTGCGTTATCAAAGAGAACCTTAGCTGAAGCCTGTTTGCTGGATGTTGTAATATTCCCAGTTAAGGTGGTAACGCTATTGGCTAACTCTGATATTTGTTTTTGTTGAGCCTTGAATAGTTTCATCAAAGAGGCGGGAACACCTTCGAGATCTTCTTCTTCATTTTCTTCATTCTCTTCTGATTCTGTCGTTTTCTTGGTCTTTTTAACTGGTTTGATTGGCTTACCGTCCTTCAGACCATTATTCTTCTCATATTCAGCGATAGCGTCCTTTTTCGCTTTTTCTACTGCGGATGTATCTTCAAGATCAGGAAGAATATTGTCTTTGAATAAGGCAACATAAGTAGCAATATCTTCTTCTTTTTCGATTTTGAAAAGTTTCTGAACCTTAGAGGCGTACTTTTCGTTTACACCTGCGGCTTTCAAGCCCTTCTTAATAGCATCAATGATTGTCATAACGATTTTCTATTAAAATATAAGGGGAGTAACTTTTTCCTTCCCTTATATTTTATTCCAGAATCAATGAGTATATTTGCAATATGGATAAGAAGAAAGAATATAAGGAGAAAGCTAAGATCCTCGCTCTACAGAATGGGTTCGATCAGGTTTCCTATTATGGAGAGTGGAAAGGCTACTTGGTATATACAGCATCCCGGAAAGAAGACAAGGAATGCTGCATTGGATATCCTCAATTTATTCTTGTGAAAGATGATGCTGCACATCTTGCACCATATACACAATCGCCGGATATAATGGGAATGGCTCCTATGCCCAAAGACTATACAAGTTCATTCTTATAACTTTCTCACTATTCTATCGATAATATCTGTGTTTACCAATAGATTGTCTACACGCAATACATTTACTCCATACTTAAGACTTATATCTTTGGATATAACTTTCCAATCGCCCAAACGACCGATTTGTGGATCATAAATACGGATTGAACCGTTTTCTAACCTATCAACAGTAATAATATGTCCACCTTTTCCGTCTTTCCACATAAAGTCAATGTGATACCTGCCGGCTTCTTTGGTTAACTCGTTCAATTCTTTATTCAATTGAGTGAGAGTCTTGCTTTTAATATCAAGTCCAGATACATATTGTCCACCTGCCTGTTTCTTCTCAGGTGTCTGCATTGTTTCCGGATCAATCCAGGCCCAGTTAGTTTTTCCAGAGAGTTCATAAGGAATGTTCTCTTCTTTTTTAAGGTTAGGTAGTGCTGTTACATCATATCCACGTCTTCTCAATTCATTAGCAACTACGCATGACTGACAGTTTACACTGAATTCTCTTCCTTCTCCATAACCGATGTTTCCTCTCAGTTCATTTGCTTCTTCGAAGGTCATATCTTCACCTCTCTTTATGCCGATTTTTTGCTCAATCTTACTCTGATTGAAGTTTCTTACAAACCGGTCGTCCCATCTTTTTTGAATATCATTTTTCTCAGCATCGGTCTTGATGCGCTTTGTTCTTGATACTTTTATGACTTCGGGTGTAGTAGGCTGGGGAGTTCTCTCTCTTTGCAAATCTCCTTCTTTGCTAAAGTTATCCTTATACCAAAAAGCGGATTGCACCCCATTTTTATTCTCGTCAACAAAATCCTTTGCTGTTTTGGGAATATCTGTTATAACCTGTTCTTGCGGAACTGTATCGTTTAGCAGGAAATCAGCAAAGTTGTCCGGTTCCATCGTGATCGGAGTAGCAAAACAGATACAGAAAGGATGAAAACCTATAAACTTGAACGTTTTCGGATATTTACCTACCATTGCATCACATATCTTGCATGGTCCGCGATTATTTGCAGAGCGGTGTATCTCGATGCCTAATATAAAATCCTGTTTACTCCAACGTTCATAGTCAGCGGTACGATAAGACATATTGGTAGATGTAGCTGTAAGACGTAATGCGTTCATCTTTGAACTACGATATATACCTTGTCCTGGGTGATAGTTCTTCATAGGTTGGGACATAACAAGTTTCCCTTCTTTATCCTTTACCCGGCGAAATCGTTTGTCCGGCTCATTTAGGATTTGCCTAAGATCTTGACTTATCCGTGAAGAACTTCTACCAACAGATAGACCTGTCTGTAAATAATACTCGAGTTGTGTTTTTGTCTGATCCGCAAGATTCCACACCATTGGAGACAGATTATTGCCGCGTACATCAACCCCTTTCCTAAGTTGAGAGAGTGCATCTTTGTTTGTAGCAAACATTCCTTGCTTCCTTACAGAATCAATAGCCATGCCTTTGATGTATTCTGATATAAAATCCTCATTCTTCATTTCAGAGCGCTTCCATGCGTCTATGTTGAAGGCTGTAAGATTCGTGAGAAGAAGAGACTGTAACTTATCCAACTCCCGATCCACACATTTTTCGACAACTTGATTACGTAACCATACATTATCGCTACTACGATTTGCCCATTGTTGGAGAAATGGGGTAATAGACAGAATAAATCGATTAAAGATATTGGCCACTTCGCTTTGCTGAGCCAATATCTTTTGTATATGCTGCTTGTCGTAGAATGTTAGTCCTTTCATTGATATATCGGTCCTAGCGGATTGTTATTGACTGAAGCTGCTTGTTCTTCCTGTTTCATTTTCTCAATTTCCTCTTTTACATTCTGAGTATAAGGAGAACGTGCGGTAAGTGTTTCCTGGCTATTGATTGGTTTCCCACCTCCGGCTGTTGATAGATTCTGTAAGTCTTCTGCTAAATTCTTCGGGAGAATAGAGCCGAAAGACACCTCAAAATAATTATTCATTATAGCATTGGAATTTTTGATATGTGATATATTCGCCATGCCTGCTTGTACAATAGCCACACATCGTTGTACTACCGGTCCGAAGATTTCCATTTGTTCCGTAGCCTTAATTTTTGCATCAATGGTCATAAACTCACGGGAGACGCCTGATAGGTCACCTATGCCAATAAGATTGTCAAACGACAAATCAGGACATGATGCACCAGAGAATATTTCGTGGCGTTCATTACTAATCTCTTCCTTTTGTGAATCTATGGACTGTTGCCATGATAGGTATTCAGCATCACCATGATACGCAGTGCCGGTATCAGGGTCAACTTCCATAGAAAAGTTTAATTCTTTCCCTACTGTATCTTTTGATGGGAGATTCGACAAACCGAAAGATTTTAGCATTGGGTCGCCGAAGTAGTCGTTAGTATCTGACATTCTAGAGATCCGCATTTCATAATGGTCCATGAGTAAAGCGACATCTTCCCAGTCCGGTTGATCTACCTCTGCATATACTACAGGGATTTTGCCGAATAGGTTATTATCTGACTTGATTTCCCACTGGCCCCCCTTATTTATAGCTGTGATAACTTTGTCTGAGGTGTATATTTTGACACACTCGTAGGTAGAGTAGTCAATCTTGGTTGTGAACTTATGAATGAAAGCATCCATATCATCATCATCGTCAAAATGTGGATAGAACTCATAAGTAACGTTATCATCCTTTGGCAAAGAGAGTATCTTGGCTTTCAGTTCCGGGACTTTTTTCCCATTTACAACTTTGTTTACAGGGTAAAATACAATAGCGGCTTTTGTTTCTGACAACACCTTACGGGCAAAGCTCATAAGTACTGACTTCATTTTGAGTTTGCGGACAAATATCTTTTTGAAATCCTCCAAGCTTGCATCATCTGTATTATCTGCTGTGATGGTCATATCTCCGCCAAATAAAAAAGCTGCTGCTGTGCGAACAATCTTCTTTGGGATATTGGTCACTATTTTGGCAACAGGAACAGTTTTATCCTCTAATCGTTTAGGCTCCATTTTACCCGTTTGGGTATTCAATTCTTCTTCTGTTTCAGAATAGACAGCTACTGTCTTAGGTTCACGGAAACCAACGGATGTAGTGCGACGGTTACGCTTACCATTATACTCTTCTAAATATTCCCGTGGCTCACGATTTTCTATGGTGTCCACGCAAAGATCACTTACAATCCTTCCAAAGTCGTCTTGAACTAAAATTTCACTAATTGATGCCATATACTTTTCTCTTAAAATATATGGCAAACAGGATTTATCCACGTCCTACCTTACGAGTCGATGTTTTTTTTAATTTTAGACCAAGCGATTCTGCGAACTCTGCAAGTATTGTCATTCCGTCCGGTGCGTCGTCATGAGCGTTATCACCTTCACGCTTGTAACTGGTAAGCGCTTTCATGAAACGGCCGTAGTCTGATCCTTTAGTGTATTCTGATTCGTCTAAGAATACACAATGCTTCTTTATCCAGCCAGCCTTCATGATAATACGTGTTTCCTTGTGCTGGGTTGTTGGCCGGGCTTGTATAACACACGATTTTTTTTTAGCTGTAACAAGTTTGCGTACATTGATAGCAAATATACGCCCGCCATTGTTTGATTCAATGCGTAGCTGATCGCACTCTGTATCAATAACCATCTGTGCCAGGCGCGGTTCTGTAACTTCAACAGGATCCTTTGTGAAAAGAACATCCGTGATGAAGTATTTCGGTCCGAATACCTTTGCAAATGGTGCACAGAAATCATCATCGCCCTTATCAGCTGTATCACAAGCACCAAGTACACCATCAGGTTTCTTTCCTACAATATCAGCACTCTTGAAGCGCATGAGAGAGGATTTAGGGAATAGCAAACCTTTGGCTTCGAACGGCTCCTGCATATACTCGGCCATCCAGATACTTTCATCCGTTTCAGAACGTAGTTCCCGATAATACTCTGTTGTATGTACGTCAGCGCAGAACGTTTCATCGTTTTCATCTAGTGCAGCGATACGGATGATTTCATTATACTTGCCGGCTTCTTCTAAACGTCCAAGGACATCGCTAGAGGACCAGCGAGTACCAATATCAATCATGCAGCAGCTTCCTTCAATACGGGAGTCGTGTGTACCTTGCTTCCAAGACCAAACCTTTTCATTGTTATTATCAGATAGAGCATCTTCCAAGCTCTTGTATAAGTCGTCCGTCATGGCGAGCATAGATGCACCGAAACCAATGACAGTACCACCAACACCACCACCGAAATAAGACACCTGTCGAGCGCCTTCTACATTCCAGCCTTTGACATTCTGTTTATCTCCTTTTAGGTGAATCTCAGTAAATATCTCACGATAACGTTTTGATTTGACAATATCGCGGGTATCATAAGAGAGCTTGTTGTATAACGTGTCAGAACAACAGTTACGCATTACAGATTCTTCGGGAAAGTGTCCATACATCCAAGCGATGAAAAGAGAAGATATATATGACTTTCCAGCACGTGGTGGCATGCTGACAGCAAGACGGTAGATTATACCCGCAGAATACGAGCTGTACACACGCATGAACGCTTCCGCGACCTTTTTTAGGAACAGACGTTTAGAGAAAAACTTCGGATCATAGTACAAACAGAATGCCCAAAAGTCTTTCTTTGCTATTCGTTTGCGGAGTATGGTAGCAGCTTTCGCCTTACGAATCAATATTTCTCTTTTACTTTTCTTCTTTACCATCAATAATAGCCTGTAACTGTTCGTCACTCAATCCTTCCAGTTCATCACCAAGATTCACATTTGCATCAACTTCTTTCTTGTCACGCCATTTCTCCGGCTGCCGGTTCTTTAGCCAAAAAATGGCGGCTGTCGTATCAGGTGGGAAATGTTCTGTGTATTCCTGGGTATCGGTAATCTTTCCATCAGATGTAGCGAACTTAGTCGCTGTGCAATCGTAACCTATGGCACGATTATAAAGCTTTGCTGCTACATTGGCATCGGCAATACTCTTCCCCTTTTTTAGGGACTGAAGAAATTCCGGATAATCCTTCTTCCATTGATTAAGCGTGCGCTCGGTTACACCAAATAAATCAGCCATTTCCTTGTCTGTTGCCCCTAATAAGGCATAGTTCTCGGCTAGCTGATTATATTCTTTTTTGTATGCGCTTTTGCGTCCCATATGATACTTTTTGCTTAAAATATAATGCCGAATACTCATTTCTATGAAAAAAAGAAAGGTGAGACTATGATTTAGTCCCACCTCGCTCTATAATATTATCACAATAATCTAACGTCCTTTAGCATTTTCTTGATATTTCCGTTTCTCATTAAGCAATAACTCCCAAATGTAGTCTCTGCCTTTGGGAGTCCACACCATATACTCACGTGGTTCTTCATCAGGATCGACAGGTTCATATACAACCGTATATGTCAACCCCCGTCCGACAAGAGACGAATCTAATACCCATCTCTGTTTTATATTATCATATTCTTGAACTCTTTTATATTCAAGAAAAGCATTCAGTTGCCTTGCATCTGAATTTAATGCTTTCGCCATCTGTTTAACTGTGTAGTATTTACATTGGCGGGGAGAGATACGTTGCTCACTGGCAGATAACAATGGATTCTGTGATACAGGGTAAAAGCTGTACTCACGTTGACGATTCATTTCTGCTTGCATCTGACTGATTTGTGCCGTCATTACTTGAGTTGCTTCTACCAATTGCTTCAAAACAGTTACGTCAATAGGTGAGGGGAGTATTGATCCTTCCTTGACTGCTTTCTCCATTTTGTTGAAGGCTTTGATATAATCGAGTTTGAATTGAAGAGCTTTCTTTCCGGTGAAGCCCATTGCTAAGAGGGTAAAGCCGTCACGGTTCATTACGTACATAGGTTGTTCTTTATTCTGCTCATTGAGATAAGTTGTTTCAACGAACATATTTCTCACTGCTGAATTTTCAGCAGTGAGGACGGCGCAATTTTGAGCCGTCGTAATCAACCCTTGAATTGTCCTAATTACATTCTTATGAACTTTTCCGAATTTCTCTGCCACAAGCACACTATTAGTCAGAGGTTGTCCTTCTGAACCTTGGAATACTATATCATTCATGCTAGACCTCCTTTCTGTATATCGTGATATAGTTGTTCGCTAATGATACATGAAACAGTGGATATTACTTCGTCAATGTCACTGGAATAGTTCTCTTCATTACATTTGTTCAACTTTACGCCTTGCTTTCTCATACGGGCACAAATGCGATTGTAAAGCTTTTTAGTATCTCTCAGTGTCACCATTAGGTTGTGGAGTTCTTCATCTACTACAAACTTAGGTTCTATATTATTATTATTGATCATAATTCACCTCCTTTCTGAACATTAATATTAATGTCATACCCCTCATTTATATCACTGTAAATAGTAGCTCCAATCAATTGCCCTAGATCACAGCAGAAGCATCCAATATCATCTGCAAAACTATTAATTGTTGGATTAAAGGGATTACGTGCTTCATTATTTACACTTGCGAAACGATATAAGCTATCTTTTATCTTAACTAGATCTTGTAAAAGCTTCATTGCTTCGTTGCGATCTGACTCAAAAGCTGTACCTTTCATAGTACGCCTCCTTTCTTCAAATCAAATTCATACTTACTACAAGCTAGGTAAGAGAGTGCAAGGATACAGTTATCTATGTCTTTATACAAAGTAGCTTCATCTGATTCGGATACGTTTACGCCTTGGTGTGAATAGGTAGTGAATAAGATACCACACTCAAGTTTGACACGATTTAGGGCTTGCAATTGTTCATAGAGTTTATTGTCTATGATTCTTTCCGGGGCAATTGATTCATTAGCCATGATAATCCTCCTTCCTTAGTGAAACCATTAATGCGATTGAAGAGATAAACCAGCCTATACAGGCAAAGAGAGGAAATGATGTATCAGCAGAACCTGATACAATGAGAGCGATGAACGCAATACACACATTCACAAGTCGGAGAACGATACTTGTAGTTACACGATGCCCATTAGGTGTGGGTGCACCTGTTTGAAGGATACTATTATTCACCAACAAACAATTCTTCTCAGGATTAGTCATATCATTAAGAATGTTTGTTAACGCGGAGAAAAAAGAACGGTCCCGCTTTCCCGTTGACTTACACCTGAGAGGCAGTGGTGCCATTAAGCATCCACACGGGGGTCGGAACCGTATATGTTCAAATCGAACAGGCATAAAAAATGCCCGCAGCAATTCAATATGGCGAGCTTTTACCCGCCTCTCAGTATGTAAGTCGATGCAAACATACAGATTATTTTTGAGTTTACAAGCGAAATGCTCTTATTTTCATCAAAACAGTGAGAAATAAACAACTTTAGTTAAATAATTGTCTCTTTAGAAAGAAAATGTACGATATTATTGATTTGTTTAATAATTAACGATATCAAAGGGGTATTGTCCCATGTTGATAAATCAATATTCATTAATCTGTTCCCTTTAAAGCAATTTCTAATCTCAGAATAGTTTTCTTCTCTCCTAATTCCATGTCCTATTTCATTAATTGTAGTCGCAAACAATATATTATTATGGCAGCTGAAATATATCCTTTTATCAAAAAATGATGCTAAAACTCCCCAATTACCAATTATATCCAATAATTCCCTTTCCATGTTTTTCGTATTTACAATATTAATGTTAAGATTGAATATTTTCAGTATAGATAATAATTTTATAAAATCAGAATCAGAAGTTATATATTTGTTCTCAAGTCCTTTAGGTAACTTTACTTTCCGATATTTGATCATAAAATTTACTTTCCCAATACGTTCTTTTATAATCCTTATATTACTTTCTACTGTGTTTTCTCTATCCATTAATGAAACTATTGCTTGGGATAATGCGTCACATATTTGGGGATATTTCAACAAACTTTTATCTAATAAAGCATTAACAATATATTCTTTCATTTTCTCCATTAAAGAATAATCATATTCTTTACTATTTGAAAACTTACTTATATAACCGATAAAATCAGTCTTTTCTCCATAGATATGCGAATATATATTTTTAATATTCTCAATATCACACACTGTTACAATTTTATCCAAGCAAAACTTGTTATCTCCACATGTTTTTTCAAACTCCATTAACCCAGTGGTATATCTGTCAAAATGTGCAGAGAATACATTTAAGATTCTAAAAATATGTCCAGGGTCTATTCTGTCAAGATCTTCTATAATTAATACAACTTCCTTACTAGGGTGCTGCTTTTTATATTCACGGATAATATCACATATCAATTGCGAAATGGTATCAAATTCATATATTGAACCTTTTAATGCATCAAATTTGGTGATATATAAATCTGATGTTTTATCAACTGACTTAAATTGTTCTTTATAAGTTGTAAATTTATTCTTTACTTCTTTGAGCTTTTTAATAACATTGCTAATATTAATGTCAATTCCATAGATGTTTATATCCGGGATTATGCTCAAAATATCCAAAAACTTATCTTCTTGATTATTTGTGAAAAAGTAATAGAACAAAGAAGCCGCATTCAATTCTATTTCATTGATATTAATCTCCTCACTTGAAAGTAGTTTGATTAATATATCCCTTTTTATCAATTCAAATATATCTTTATTATCCATTACTTGATAATTTACAGGGTATATCGGAATGAACAAATAATCTTTAGAATATTCTTTCATGAATCTGCTAACAAAATAGCTTTTACCATTACCAAATTTAGCAGATAATATACTTCTTGAGTTAGCATCAAGATATTGTTTAAAATCTTTGAGATAAGGTTCTATCGGAATCATGTTTTCTTCTGTAGTCATGTCTTTGTTATTTTTCCACCAAAAGTAATAATTTCACAAATTAGAACAATGAATTTCCATTTATTTTCTTTTTAATAAGTTCTTGTACTCCGTTATATATCTCATACAGCTGCTTTAATGTTTCCGGACCTTCCCATTCCGAGAAGTTTCCGTCTTGGAAGAAATGAAACTCAAAAACACGAGCTGCTACTGGACCTAAATCAAGGCTTTCAAATGTATCTCTTACTAAATGCAGTTTATTTAGTATTTCAGTATTTCTATCTTCTGATTCATCCGGGATATCTTCAATATCCAGTCTCGTGTAATCTACGTTATTATCCGCAGGCAGGGGCTTGTATCTACTCCTATACTGTGAAGTAGGAGAGGATGCATTCAGCTTTATCATCTTCAAAACAAAGAAATCAAGCTCTGTATAGCCATTTTTTCTTGTTTCAAGTAGTTTGTCCAGTAACCTGTTTTTCTTTTGAAGGAGCGAACAAATGACCTCATTCAAGACATCTGTTGCTTCATCAGGAATACCGGCAAGCCCACAATGATACAAGGAGTAATCAAGCCAGCGCTCGTAGCGCTTAGTTATGTAATTATTTACTGCTTCACTTGCCATAAATTTAATTTTTAAAATTAAGTATGACATAGCAAAGAGAATTCTTTAGTGTTTCAGTAACTTACAAATAACAAATGCCGGATTTTTCTTCAAAATCCGGCTCAACACCATTCTATTGCAAAGATAGAAAAAATCTTGAAAAGAAAATTAATTCAGCGATTATTTTAAAAAGGCAATGGACCTTCATCTTTAATTTGATTTTCTTTAGAGGATGGCGCTTTGGTTTTAGAAATTGAAGAAGAACCAAACATCGTGCCGATTGGTTCACCAGGCATGGGAATGCACATGTCTTCCTCTAGATTTGAAAAGCGGCAGAATTCGCCTTTGAATCGCAATAATATTTCACCTACTGCACCGTTACGATGCTTAGCAATGATTATTTCTGCCATACCTCGCATATCGTTTCCTCGATCATCTTGAAAATTTTTATAATATTCTGGTCGATGTAGAAAAAGAATCAAGTCAGAATCATCGCATAATGTACCACTATCACGTAAATCTATTAACTGTGGACGTTTAGCATCAATTCCCTCACGAGATTCAATTGCCCGATTTAATTGCGATGTAATAATAATAGGAATATTCAACTCTTTTGCTAAAGATTTTAATCTTCTTGTGAAGTAATTAATTTCCGAATATCTATTTTCAGTATATTTGACATCATTATATAACAATTGAACATAGTCAATAGCAATCAACTTAACACCCTTTTCTTTTACTAAATAATGTGCCTTATTGCACAAAACATCCATTTTCATAAGTGGTGAGTCATCCACATAAAGAGGAGCGTCCTGCAAATCTTTCAGTTTATAATCCAATTGTTGCCACTCATAACAGGCAAGCTGTCCGCTCTTGATTTTTTCACTCGGAATTTCGCAGACATTGGTGATAAGACGATTGACTAACTGCACATTATTCATTTCAAGAGAAAACAAAGCGACTGGAATCCTGAAGTTAACCGCCATATTTCTTAGCATAGATATAATAAATGCTGTTTTTCCCATTGCAGGACGTGCTCCTATAGTAATCAAATCACCATTCTGCCAGCCAGATGTCATTTTATCCAATCTAGTGAATCCACTTTCCAAACCGCTCAAACCATCAGTTCGTGTAGCTGCCTTCTGAATTAGTTTATAGGCTTCATCAATCACGGGGTTAATCTGAATACAATCATGTTCCGTATTTAATGAGGA